CATTCTCTATGGCTTGCTCTGCCTGCTTCATGCGGGTGCAGATGCGTTCTGCGTCGGCGCTGCTTTGCAGGATTTCTTCCTTCTGCTTTTTGAGAGCAGTCTGCTCGGCAAGGATTTCTGCGAACTGTGCGTTGCAGGCTTCTTTATTTTCAGCATCAATGGCTTCCGCCAGTAGACGCTGGAATTGTTCGTCGAGCTGCGCCAGCCGCCGTTCGATATCGGCAAGACTCATTGTCTGACCTTGAACCGGCAGAAGTTCCAGTGAAACCACATTCTTGATCCGGTCAACCAGAGCAGTTTTAACGCTCATGGCGGAGTTGATTGCTGCCAGAATTGCATTTTGGAGTGGTATTTCACGCAGCGTTGGTGATTCGTGGCAGTATTTCTTACCGTATTCCAGGCGGCTGATGCAGCGCCATTCGTGATAAATATTTCCCTTGATATTTCGCGTTTTGCGGCGATAGAGCGTGCCACATTCGCCGCAGAACACTCGGTCGGATAGAGCGTACTTGCTGGTGTAGCAGGAGCGTCCTGTCACAGCCTGTTTGGATGGGCTGCGCAGGGCGCCGCGCCTTGCCATTTCTGCCTGTACCGCTTGATACTGTTCTTTGCTGACGATGCCTTCATGATGGTCTGGCATGTAGTACTGTGTCATTTGCCCGATATTTTTGACGATCTTTTTGCTGATGACATCGGTGCAGAAAGTCTTTTGCAGCAGCACATCGCCGCAGTATTTTTCGTTGGTCAGGATGCCTTTGATAACGGAGATCGACCAATCGGCCGTGCCAAGGACGGTCTTGATCTGGTTTCCTTCCAGCCAGTCCTTCAGGTTGCGCAGGCTGGCGCCGTCCTTGTATCGCTCATAGATCTCGCGCACCACTTCGGCCTGCTCAGGGATGATGCAGAACTTGCCGTCTGCATCTTTTTTGTAACCGTAAAGCCAGTGGCATGGAATTTTGAGCGTCCCGACCTTTGCATGCATCTGTCGGCCACGCCGGATGTTGCCGGAGATGGATTCGCTTTCGGACTGTGCCATCGCGCCGTACATCGTTATCATAAATTCGCTGTCGGGCGGCAGCGAGTTGATATTCTCTTTTTCAAAGAGGACTCCGATGCCAAGCTGCCGGAGGATGCGCGTATAGTTGATGCAGTCGAGCGTGTTGCGGGCAAATCGTTGGATGGACTTTGTAAGAATAAGGTCAATCTTTTTCTGTTTGCACTGACGAATCATCCGCAGGAACTCTGTGCGCTTTTTCGTGGACGTGCCTGTGATGCCTTCGTCCGCAAAAATACCGGCCATTGTCCATTCTTTGTTGGACATGATTTTATCGGTGTAGTATTCACACTGGGCTTCGTAGCTGCTCGCCTGTTCTTCCTCTTTTGTGGAGACGCGACAATACGCTGCGACACGAAGCTGCTTTGTGACCGCAGCCGTTTGCTGCAATTCTGGCTTGGGTGGAATGATAATGACACGCGGTTTTTCGTCTGTCATGCAAGATCTTCCTTTCCTACAATCTGTCCATTCTTGAGCTGCAACCGCACCGACTGGCGCGTCACCAACACAGCGGAGACGGCGCTTTGCAGCAATTCCGCATTGAGTTCTGCCGTACATTCAAAGGCTGTGAACAGCCGCCGCAGGCGCTCGGTTTCGTATTCTTCATTGCCAATGGCATCATACTGTTCCTGCGCCAGCTTGCAGATTATGCTTCTGGCAGCATCCTCGTCGAGCGGTTGTGTGTTCAGAATATCGTACAGCTCGACCTGCGTAGTGCTGTGTATCGGCGGAGGCTGTTTTTTTGGCTGCGTGATACGCTCTGGCTGTTCTGCCAGCCTGCCAAGCAGTTGCGTGACCTGCTGTTCGATTTCCGGGGTAGGTGGTTTGGAGCATACACGCTTGAGTGCTTTCTGCGCAGGTGTCCGCTCTGGCAGACGCTGCTTGGTCTGGCGCTTCTCGACGGCTGCTTCAAATAATTTTATGTCAACTAATCTCGGATAGCTGTCTGCCCCAGTGTACTTGGTGTTTTCCAAGATTCGTGCGATCATGTTCTTGTTCCAGCTCTTGCCCTCGTCATAGGCGGGGCCGGTCTTGCTCATCTGTTCTGCGATTTCTTTCAGCGACGCGCCGAGCGTATATTGTAGGAAGATGTCCTGCACCGCTTTTGCTTCCGGCTCGTTCCGGATGATCTCACCCATGCGCATCTGGTAGCCAAACGGCAGTTTCCGATTTCCCATCAGCGTCGTGTCCTTTCAATCTGTTCCGTCAGTTCCAGCCCGTTTTTCAGGCGGAACCGCAGGCGCTCGTTGCTGTCTACGATAATTTTATCTACAAGCGCATCGAACAACTCCGCATCAAAGCTGTCGAGGAAATCCGGCCCGTCCTCCAGCGCGTCCATGAGATCGCGGGTGCGATCCGCCAAATCGTCGCTGTCGGTATCGAGAAGCCTTGCTTTTTCCTGTTTCAGCCTGCGGAGCTGTTCGCTGAGTTTGTTATTGGATGAGATAAAAGTATCAGGATCAACGCCGCCCGCCTGTTGAAGCTGGGTTAGGAATTGAACCTGACTGAGAATATCGGATATTTTCTTGTTAAGGGAGCTCACATCTTCGCTCCAAAGCATCCGGCTGTAGCGGATTTTTGGGAGGTTCGAGAGCATCTGCGTGAAGATGGATTCTCCGTGGTGTTTGAGTTTGTAGTACAGACGGCAGAACGCTGCGTTAATAGTTTCCTCCGGTACCTGCTTGATTGGGCAGACACCTTTTTGTTCCTCATGCGCAACACAAACCCAGTACCAAATTTGATTGATATACTTGGAGCGGCATCTGGAGCCACAGGAACAGAAGCACCTTTTTGAATATGCACGGATGTTTTCTGACTGCTCCGCTTTTCGGTTTTTGCGAAGCGCCTGTGCGCGGTCGAATTGCTCCTGTGTAATTATTGCTTCATTGCTGTCTGAGATATAGTATTGCATCCGCTCACCGCGATTTCGTTTTTTTACTCGTGGAAAGCTGTCTGTCGTATATCGTTTCTGCAGCAGCGCATTGCCAGCGTACCGTTCATTTTGCAGAACGTAATCGACGGTTTTGCTGGTCCATGTCCGGTTTAACGCCTGCTGTGAATTCAGCTTTTCACTGATTTCCCTTGAGTTCTTTCCCGACAGATAGGAATCAAAAATGAACTTTACAACGGAGATACCATCCTCCGTCGCTGACAAAACGCCTTCCTCCAAATTGTAGCCGAGTGGAGGATTACTGATATGAAAATGTCCGGATTCCATCCGCCACTGAATTCCCATACGGGTATTTCCGGAAATTGACTCACTTTGTTTTTGCGCCAACGACGCCATGATCGCCGTGACCATTTCACTGGACACCTTGCTGGTATCGATGCCCTGTTCCTCGAACAGAACACTGACGCCGAGTTCTTTGAGCTCCCGAATCGCCGCAAGGCAGTCTTTCGTATTCCGAGCGAAGCGGGAGATGGATTTGACCAGAATGCGGTCGATCTTTCCTTTCCGGCAGTCTCGCATCATGCGCTGAAAATCTTCGCGCCTCTCAACCGACGTGCCGGTGATGCCCTCATCGGCGTAAATATCGACCATTTCCCAATCCGGGTTGTTAGAAATAAGCTCGGAATAATATTGATTCTGGACGCGATAGGAGTTGAGCTGATCCTCACTGGAGGAGCTGACGCGAGCATACGCCGCGACGCGCAGTTTGTGCGCTACGATTTCATCGTGCGCCGGGATGACTATGACGCGCTGCTGTTCCAGCGCAAGATTTCCGTCGGTCTGCTTCTTTGCCATGTTGTTCACCTCCCTCTGCAGCAACACACACTACCACACCAAAGGCGTAATAGCTATGACCAAAACGGAGAAAAATCAAGCGTAAAGTGTGAAATTTGCACCAAGCTCGACAGCGATCCGCCGTGCGATCTTTTTGATCTCAGTCTCAGAAAATCCGACCGTCCGGAGCGCCTTCAAGAGCTGGCAGATGCCTAAAAAATCAATGTTTGGATTCATAAAATTCTCCTTTAGCCACGGGGCGGCTCTGCAAACCGCAGAGCCGCCCCTGCTTTTGAAATTTTGATGCTTGCTCCTGTTCGACGCTTCTTCCCGGAGCCAAGGC